GCTCTTTTCAAGTGGAAGCTGTGAATTCTGCTCGCGCGACAAAAATCAGAAACAGAAAATCAAGTCACAGCGAAAAACACGACGGTTTGGCCACTACAACCGACGAACTTGGGCGAAAATTACGGTTCGCTTCGGCGACCTAGAAATGGCCAGAAAGGAAGGTGAAAGTGAACAAAGTGTTCATACCAATCGTCCCCACGCGATACGATCCGATTTCAGAGCGGCGCAAACCCTCTGTTGATCTCACGCCATCGCGGATGTACGGGGAAACAAGCGTCCTCATCCCAGAAGCACTCGGCTATGACCCACAGTCGATGTTCGACATTCAACCCCTCGTGGACATGATCTGCGATGGCATGGAAGAATCCGAGGAAGAGGACTATATCGTAGCAGTCGGTGACCCAGTCCTGATCGCAGCCGCAGCAGCTTGCCAAGTCGAGAAGTTCGGCTCGGTGCGCATGTTGCGTTGGGACAGGCAGGATCAGCGGTATCGCATCATGGAGTTCAAGATATGAGCCTAGAGCGGATAGCCGCGCTGGCCAACCTGTTGATTGAGCAGGAAGACCGAGTCGCGGTTCTCGAGGAAGACCTGAAGAATGCCAAGGCAGCAGCCATGAAGACCAAGTTGGTTGACATGCCTGAGTTGATGTTGGAGTTCGGCCTTACTTCATTCACCATGACGAGTGGGCAGAAGATTGACATCAAGGAAGACGTTCAGTGCGCAATCACTGAAGCCATGCGGCCACGCGCATTGGCTTGGTTACGTGAACACGGTTTCGGCGGTCTGATCAAGACCATCGTGTCCGTGGAGTTTGATCGTGGCTCCGTTGAGGAGGCAGAACAGCTGGCCATCCGACTCAACGAAGAAGGTGTGCCGGCATTCGCAGAAGAGAAAGTTCATGCCATGACGCTGAAGTCGTTCGTCACTGAACAGCTTGAGGCTGGCCACAGCATTCCCTTCGACCTTTTCGGCGTGAGACCATTCAATATCGCCAAAGTAACCAACCCAAAGAAATAGGAGCATCAAAATGAGCAAGAAAGAAACCGCAGTTGCAGTCAAGGAAGAAACCGCTGTGATGGCTGCCATTGACTTTAGCGCTGACGTCGGCGCTGGTATGGAAAATGCGGATGCCGCGTCGTTTGCGATTCCGTTCCTGGCAATCGTGCAAAAGATGTCGCCCATCTGCGACGAAGCGTCTGGTGCCTACAATCCCGATGCCAAGCCGGGGCAGCTGTTGAACACGGTCACCGGCGAGCTGATGGATGGCAAGGCTGGCGTCATCATCCTTCCGTGTCATTATCAACGGCGCTTCTTGCGCTGGGCACCGAAGGATTCCAATGGCGGCTTCAAGGGCGAGTTGTTGCCCGAAGTGGCGGCGCAGTTGGAGCACGAAGGTCGCGTTATCAACCAGGATGGGCGGCTTTACTTCCCGCTGGATGATGGCACCGTCAATGAAAAGAAGTGCGACCGGCTAGCTGATGTTCGCAACCACTTCTGCGTTCTGGAAGGCAGCGGCAATCAAGTCCTGCTTTCGCTTGGTTCAACGCAGATCAAGAAGTCCAAGGCGCTCATGAGCATGTTGTCGTCCATCAAGGTTGATGGGCCGCACGGTAAGGTGACGCCGCCGACTTGGGCCAACAAGGTGCGCCTGCAGACGGTCTTGGAGCAGAACGACCAAGGCAGCTGGTACGGCGCGAAATTCACGCTGGAAGGCCTGACGACCAGCAAGTCGGACTATGAAGCAGGCAAAGCCTTCTACACTTCGTTGCGTGAAGGCAAGGCCGGTGAGGTTCGCTATCAGGAAGAGGCCGCGCCGACAGCGTCTGACCAGTTCTAATCAATCGGTTTGGGCCAGCCTTCGGGTTGGCCCTTTTCTTGTTGTGAGGAACCAGAATGACGGAAGAACTAAACCCAATGCGCGAGTTCTTTGAAGCGATGCGATTGCATCTGCCAGAAGGATCGCGCATCTTATTTTGTCAGTTTCGCGGTGACCCAGAAACCGATTCTAACTGGGCTGCGAAAATACTGAACAATCCCGACGCGCTGGACGAAGGGGCGAATGTTTATTTGTGTGTTTCTGCCATGAAGAAAACTTCGCAAGGTTGGAAAAGGCGGAAGGATAATTTCGCTGGCGGCTTGCTCTTGATGATTGATGACTTGGGCGACGGCCCCGGTTCCAAGTTCCCATTGAAACACATTGAAGTATTGCCGCCAACCGCGCTGATCGAAACATCACCCGGAAATCACCAAGCGATCTACATGTTCAATGAAGCGATCACCGACGAACGGAAGTTCAATGCACTGATTGATGCATTCGTTGATGCGCAGTTCCTTGAGAAAGACCCCGGCATGAAAGGCGTGACTCGCGTCTTTCGCCCACCCTTCGGCGTCAATGGCAAAGCAAAGTACCGCGATGGCCGAAAGCAGTTCCAAGTGACGATGAAAGAGTGGAATTTCAAGCGGCGCTACAGCTACGACCAGATTTGCGCGGCATTCGGCTTGCGCCCTATGGCCAAGGCCGAGATCAAGCGTAACGTCTACACCAAGGACGTGGTCGATAGAACAGATGCATTCCTCGCCGCCTATCGAGTCATGAAACGACTTCACATAATCAAGGGGCAGGACGAGCAGGACCACCAGTGGGTTCATATTCACTGCCCTTGGACGCATTTCCACACGAATGGCGTCGACAACGGCGCAGGCATTACCCAACCCTCAGAAGAAAATGGCTGGTATGGCGGATTCAAATGCCATCACGGCTCGTGTTCTGCGCGTGGTTGGTCTGATTTGACGGATTACTTGCTCGACCTAACCGCGCAAGAACTTGAGGACGCCAACGAATATTGGAGGAACCATGACGGACAGATTTGAGGAGCAGGTGCTTGGCACGCGCACTGCGTTTCTGGATTCACGCGATGATCAAGAGAGGCGGCGCTGGACTCGCGACCTTAATCGTGCCATAGGGAACCGTATCATGGAACCATACAACCCTGAATTCATGCCGCCGGAGGACATGTTGGAGCGTTGCCTTTACGTTGATTCAAGGGACGAGATTGTTGTGTTGCCGCCTGAATGGGCCAAGGATCATGGCATGACACTCATGGCGATCCCGCCGAAGCACTTCAAGCAGATGCAGAAGGGCAACCAAGCGCCGCACCCAACTCGCGTCGGGCGCAACGACGAACCTGTCAGAGTGGACGCGGCTGATCTTTGGCTTGCTGACCCGGATCGACATTGCGTCAGGGAAGCGATGTATGCCATCGGGCGGGAAAGGTTCATCCATACGCCGAATGGCGATCTGGCCGTGAATCTCTGGTCGCCCCTGAAACGACTCAAGAGCGAAGCAGACATCAGCCTGTTTCACCAGCACGTCGCCTTTTTGATGCCCAACTACGAGGATCGTGAGCGTTTCCTTGACTGGTTGGCCCACTGCGAGCAAAAGCCGCATGTGCTTCCCCATCACGGCTGGTTGCTTTGGACGGAGCAGTTCGGCATTGGCCGCAACTGGCTGGCTTCTGCCTTGACTCGCGTCTGGCAGGGCGAGGTTGCCCCATCGCTTGATTTGGTTGCGCTGCTTGGTGGCTCATTCAACAATGCGCTGTCCTGCAAGCGGTTGGCCGTGGTGGATGAGATCCATATTGGTTCGAACAACTCGCTCTTCACGATGGCGGCGCGTCTACGCCAGATCATGACTGAGGAGATTCGCGTCATCAATCCGAAATACGGCAAAATGACGTCCGAGTACAACTGCACCCGGTGGCTGATCTTCAGCAACCACGACGACGCACTGCCTATTCCGGAAGACGACCGGCGCTTCGAGGTGGTCAAGAATCCAAGCGAAGTTCAATCTGAGGCGTATTATGCTGCGCTTTACACTGCGCTGGACGACCCGGAGTTCATCGCTGGCATCTGCCATTTCCTCGCCACGCGTGACATCAGCAAGTACAACTCTGGCGCAAGGCCGCGTCTGACAACAGCCAAGAAGCACGTAATTGAAGCATCGATGCCGCAAGTTGAGCGCGATGCGCGTGATACGCTTGAGGACTGGAAAAAGGCAGGCATCAAGCTATTCTGCATGAACGACCTGATCAAAGCTTCTGGAGCAGACCAAGCGCAGACGAAAGCATTTCATCACATTGCCAAGAGGCTGAAGCTGGTCGTGTTCAGGCGGGAAATGCTTGGATCAAAAATGGAACGCTTGACCTTCATCGACAAAGCTGCTGAATTGGACTTTGCGGAAGGCCGCGCTGATTTCCTTGAGGCGCGCAAGCGTATTTTGCTTGAACGCGGCGAAGGTGGATTGTTTTATCACGCAACCGACAAAAATGGCCAAGGCACTTTTTAATCCTGTAAAATCCTGTACATCCTGTAAATCCTCTAGCTACGAAAGGGAGGAAAAGGGTAAAAGGGTAAGATGTAGGGGGTTTTAGAGGTACAGGTTTTACAGGATGTACAGGACGGAAGCAGAATGAAAAGCATTTATCAATCCACCGAGTGGGCAAAACTTCGCCTTGCGGCTCTCAGACGAGACGGCTGGCGTTGCACAATCTGCGGAAACGACCTGCGCGGCAAAGGTCAAAGCCGAGTAGATCACATTGAGCCAGTCAAGAAGCGCCCAGACTTAGCCCTGCGGTTAGACAACCTGCGGTGCCTATGTCCAAGCTGCGACAATCAGCGCCATGCGGAGAAAGGTCGTGGCGGTCTTGAAAAGGAAATCATCAACGAGGCCGGATACCCTCCGGGGTGGGCTTAGAAACGACGAACGATCATCGACCTAGGGAAAGGCCCAAGCCGCCCTAAGTTCTTTCTCGTTAGCCTCCCGGTCAAGGGCTAGCGATCCTAAACCGACCACTGTAAGGAGAACTTTCCATGGCCGAACGCAAACGCCCCGCGATAAATACCGTTGCAGGTCAGATCGCAACCGCCAAAGCAGTCCTGTCGATGCCCGAATGCCCCATCAAGCTGACGCCGGAGGAGCTTGAAATCTACAAGGACATCATCGCTCATCGGGAAGCGGCGAGCTGGACGCGCCACGATTTGCGTATCGCCGGTCAGCTCGCTCGGTGCGCGCATCACATCGATCAGTTGCAAGACCTCATCAATTTGCATGGCTACACAATGACCAATGACCGTGGCACGACTGTTGAGAACTCGGAGTTGCGGTCGTTGGGCAGCTTGACGGCGACGCAACTCAACCTGAACAAGACCCTCGGCCTTGCAGCTTCCCAGCGCGGCCTGAGCAACGCCAACCAAGACAACCGCAACAAGGCAGATAGGGCTGCCCGCAAGGTGCTTGACAAGGCTTCTATGGAGGATGATCTGGTATGAACACTGAAGAGAAGGAGCGCCAACGTCGGCTGTTCCTGGAGAAGTCTGTTCCAGAAAAGCGACGCATAATGCTTGGGCGCGCATTCAGCGCAGAACTTTCTCCACGCGCAGCAATCAAGGCTAATTGCTTCGTTTGCAGCGGCATGGACGCAGAGGAAGCGAAGAAGTGCGCGGTCATCCTGTGTCCGTTGTACGAATACAATGGTTATCGGCTTGGTGCCGAGCAAGAAACTGCGCCCCCTGCAGGCTATACGGCAGATGAGCTTGAGCGTGATAACCCGCACAATGCCTGGATGCACGAGAATGGCCCGCAAACCGAAGCAGCTTAGTCGTGGCGAACGGGTACTCAAGTTCATCGACGAGTTCTGCCTTACGCCGGAAGGCTCAAAGGTTGGCAAGCCGATAGAACTTGAGCCTTTTCAACGCAAATTCATCAAGGAGGTTTATGACAATCCGCACGGAACGTCGCGTGCGATTCTGAGCATTGCGCGGAAGAATGGAAAGTCAGCACTTATTGCTTGCCTTGTTTTGGCGCACCTTGTTGGCCCGGAGCGCAAGCAGAATGCGCAGCTTGTTTCCGGGGCATTGAGTCGCGATCAGGCGGCACTTGTCTATGCGCTTTGCGAGAAGATGCTGCACATGCAACCGCGATTTGAGGGTTTGTACCGCAGCGTACACTCTGGAAAGCGTCTGTATGGGATCAAAGCGAACACGGAATACAAGGCGCTGTCCGCAGACGGCGGAAGAAACCAAGGTTTGAGCCCAGTTCTTGCCATTTTGGACGAGGTTGGCCAAGTAAAAGGCCCAACAAGCCCATTCGTTGAGGCGATTTTAACCAGTCAAGGCGCTCATGATGATCCAATCGTTGTGATGATCAGCACGCAATCGCCAAGCGACGCAGACTTCTTGTCGTTGCAAATTGACGACGCAGTTCGTTCTGGCGACCCGCATACCGTCTGCCACGTTTATGCGGCCGATCCGGACTGCGACTTGATGGACAGGAAGCAATGGGAGAAGTCCAACCCGGCGCTTGGCGTGTTTCGATCCGAGGCAGATCTGCGCAAGCAGTTGGAACGTGCAGCGCGCATCCCGTCGCTGGAGTCTTCTGCGCGCAATCTGCTTTTGAATCAGCGCATCAGCCTTGAATCGCTTTGGTTGTCACCGACAGTCTGGAAGGCTTGTGGCGGTGAAATCGACATGGACGTGTTTCGCGGCTCACTGACGGTCAGCCTCGGGCTTGATCTGTCAATGCGCAACGACTTGACTGCTGCGGTTCTCAGCGCCAAGGACGACGACGGCGTCGTCCATCTGTTGCCATTCGTCTTCTCTCCGGAGACCGGCCTCAAGGAACGCGAGTTGAGGGACAAAGCCCCCTACACGACGTGGGTGAAGAAAGGCCAGCTTATCGCTGTTCCTGGTGCAACGCTGGACTACGACTGGTTGTGTCAGTGGATCAAGCAAAAGACGGACAGCCTCGGCATCACCGTGTCCTTCGTGAATTTTGACCGTTGGCGAATTGAGGAGCTGAAGCTGGCAGCCACGCGGCAAGGTGCGTTGCAGGAAGCAACATGGACGGAGGTTGGCCAAGGGTACGTTGGCTTCTCGCCGCGCATAGAGCACTTTGAAACGTATCTGCTTCAAGAGAAGATGCGCCACGGTTCGCATCCGCTGCTGAATATGGCGGCAGCGAATGCCATCGTCATTCGTGACCCGGCTGGCAACCGCAAAATTGACAAAAGCAAGGCGACGCAGCGCATTGATCCATTGGTCGCGGCAGTCATGGCAGTGGGCGCATTCATGGGCGAGCAAGCAGAATTTGATGTTGCGGCATTGATTGGTTGAAAGGACTTTTCTTTTCCGCTTTTTTGGGGGAAAATTCTTGACGTATCTCTCTGTGAATGATCCCCTTTATGCAGGCTCGGAATCGTCCTGGTAAGAGTGAGCGTCAGGAAGACCGCCAAAAGCGGTTCCCGTCGCCATCGCCTGTCATTTTTTGTTTTGTGAGCGACGGTTTATCCGGTCTCACCTCTGTCGAGGTGCCGGATGTTTATCCAAAAGTCATTTGATGTAGCGGTAGAAAAAGACGCGTCGGGAGAGTTCGACGCTCGCTTCATCCTCTCTGCTGCGACGCCGGATCGGGTCAAAGATACGATCGATCCAACTGCCTACGATGTTGTCGCGGCAATCACCAAAAAGCTGATTGCGCTGTTCAACCATGACTCCGACAAGATCGCGGGTTACTGGACGAACCTGAAGCGCGAAGGTGACAAGCTCACAGCCCATATCAAGTTCGCCTCGACCAATCTTGGCCAGATGCTCAAGACGCTCATCGATGATGGCGTTCCGCTTGGCGCATCAATCGGTTTTCGCGGCCGAGGCGAGCCGAACAAGCATGGCGGCATCCACTTCAAAGAAATCGATCTGCTGGAGACAAGTATCGTCTCTACCCCGGCGCATCCGCGTGCCGTGCAGATCGCCAAAAGTTTCGGCATCGAACTCCAGTCCAGTGAGGACGATGACAATGCCCGTTCGGGCGAATTCAACGCTGTCCGGAAACGGGCGGCACTAGCAATCATCAATGCCAAACGGAGCATCAAATGAACCTCGCAGAACGTATTAAGGCAGCGCAGGAAGCGCTGATCGTCAAGAAGGACGCACTGGTCGAAGCGACCAAGGCGCTGGAAACCACGCCCGATGACGACGCCGTCCTGGCTCAAGTCGACGCACTCTCCGGTGAAGTCGAGCAGATGACCAAGTCGCTGGATTCGCTGACCCGTGCCGAAAAGGCGCTGGCCGAGCGTGCCGCTGCGGCCCCCGCCATCATCACCAACACCGGCAAGCCCGACGACTCCAAGGAGTTGTGGGTCAAGGAAGCTGTCGTCGCCTTCATGGCGCACTGCCAGCGCAAGAACCACGATCAAGTCCGCCAGGAACTCTACCCGACGAACAAGGCGCTGGAAGCTGTCATGGTCCACAAGACCGCTGTGCCGCTGGCCACCACCTTCACTCCTGGCTGGGCCGCTGAACTGGTGCAATCCGACGTGCAGGGCTTCATCAACCTGCTCTCGCCGGTCTCCGTCGTTGCCGCGCTCGGCAGCCGCGCTCTGTCGCTGAACTTCGGCGGCTTCGATTCCATCTCCATTCCGCGTCGTGGCGCTCGTGGCGCTCATGGTGCGAACATGGGTGGTGCGTGGGTTGGTGAAGGCGGCGCGATTCCGCTCGGCCAGATGTCTGTCGGCGCTTCCAAGCTGAACCGCTACAAGATGGGCATCATCAGCACCTTCTCCAAGGAGCTGGCCCAGCGTGCCACGCCGCAGATCGAAGCGATCATCCGTCAAGCCATCCTGGATGACACCGCCATCGAGCTGGATGCCGCGTTCCTGTCCGACAATGCCGTCATCGCTGGCGTTCGTCCTGCCGGTATCGCCCAAGGCGTGACCCCGACTGGCGGCACTGCTGGCGGCGGCGTCGATGCCGTCGTGGCCGACATCAAGGCAGCGATCACCGCGCTGACCACTGCTGGTCTGGGCACCCGTCCGGTGCTGATCATGAACACCGCCAACGCCATGTCGGTCGGTTTCATGCAGTCTGCGCTCGGCGAGATGATGTTCCAATCCGAACTGGCCGCTGGCCGTCTGCTCGGTCTGGAAGTCATCAAGTCGCTCAACGTGCCGGTCAATACCGCCTACGTGATCGACGCTTCGACGCTGGCACTGGCGGTTGATGCCACCACCTTCGACGTCTCGGATGTCGCCACTGTCGTGGAAGTGAACAGCGACAATACGGCTCCGACCATGAACGTCGATGCGGCTGGAGCACTCGGCGGCGCAGGCAAGGTCGGAACGGTTCCGCAGAATGGCGGCATCAGCGCCAACGGTCTGCCGACCGGCGCTGGCACCACCGGCGCTGTGGCACGCAGCCTCTGGCAGACCCACTCGGTCGGCGTCAAGGCCATCCAGCCCGTTTCGTGGGGCTTGATGCAGCCCGGTGGCGTGTTCCAGCTCAACACCCTGACGTGGTAATGTAGGGATGACAGGGGCTTCGGCCCCTGTTTTCAAAAGGTCTTGGCAACAGGGCTTTTCGAAAACATCCAGCAACACCTACACAACAAGGAGCACATCATGGCTGGCATCTTGGTAATGAAGTCTGGTTTTGGACGTCGGGTGCAGCGCATCACGGCGGCTGCGGCTGAAGCGGAAGTGGCTGCGGGCACCGCGAAGCGCCTCGTGCGCGGCGCACTGTACACGCGCATTGGCATCGCGGTGCCGAAGCCGACGGTGACTACCGCCCCGGTTGTTACTGGCGCTGGCAGCGCAACGACTCCCGGCACACTGTTCTCGGTCACTCCGGGTGTTTATGCCGGTTCGCCGACCGTGACGCGGCAGTGGAAGAAAGGCGCAGCCGATATTCCTGGCGCCACCGGCTTGACGCTGGACACGACTGGCATGGTCGCAGGCGACTCGATCACCTGCGTCGAAACGGCCATCAATGCAGGCGGCTCCGTGATTTCCACCTCCAATGCTGTCGTAATTACTGCGCCGTGATGCCGGTGATTGTTCGTCGCA